GGGTGCGCAAGGAGCTACCGGTGCTGATTCGACTGTTGCTGGACCGCAAGGAGCGCAAGGTCCACAGGGTTTCCAAGGGGCGCAAGGTGCGCAGGGTTCTGTTGGTCCTCAAGGTGCGCAGGGTTTCCAAGGGTTTCAGGGTGCGCAGGGTGCTACTGGTTCACCTGGTATCCAAGGTACGCAGGGTTTCCAAGGTGCGCAGGGAAGCACTGGACCACAAGGAGCGACGGGCGCTCAGGGTTCTACGGGCGCTACAGGGAGCCAAGGACCACAAGGACCACAAGGGTTTCAGGGTCCACAAGGGTTCACAACATTATCTGCTGCTACCGATGTGACTATCACTTCTCCCACTACGGGACAGGCGTTGGTCTATGATTCTGGTACAAGCAAATGGGTGAACACGACCGCTAGCACAGACCCGATGAACGACAACAAGTTCACAGCAATAATCACGATGGACGTAGGAGTTTAAGTGGCTACAGGCGATAGAAAAGAAACACGGCTTATAGGTCCGTCACAGTTGACTGCTACTGATGCAGGTTTAGGTTCGGCTGCGGTTGCGACTAGCCGTGAACACATCATTAAACAAGTTATTTTGAGCAACACTTCGGGTACTGACCGTCTAGTTTATTTGGGTATCGGTGGGGCAGCTACCGGTGGTGCTACGTCAAGGTTTCTTTCTGCGTTGCCTATCGCAGCGTACGATACGGTTGTGTTGGATACAGCGTTGGTGTTGGTGGCTACGGAACGCTTGTGGGGTTACTCGGATGCTGCGAGTGCTGTGAACATTATTGTTACGGGTTGGATTAAAGAAGTCTGATGGGTATTTCTTCGTCGCTTGGTTCGTCGGCTTTACTGCCTGCTGGGTTGGGTTTCCGCAACGTCATTATTAATGGCGATTTTGGTATTAACCAACGAGGATTTACTAGCAATAGTGGAAATATTTATGGATTTGACCGTTGGCTAACGCTTGTAAATACTGGAACTGTCACACATTCTTCTCAATCTTTTTCATTGGGTAATGCCATCCCTGGGCAAGAACCAAAGAATTATGCACGACTTGTTACATCTGGTCAATCGGCATCAAATGCTTATGCTTTTTTTGTGCAGAAAATTGAAAGTGTTCGTACACTCGCTGGTAAAACCGCAACCATTTCTTTTTGGGCAAAAACTGGTTCGGGTACGCCAAAAATTTCTGTTGAGTTTGAGCAAGTTTTTGGTACTGGTGGTTCTCCTTCTTCTGTTGTTGCAACATATTGCGGTCAAGTAACTGTTTCAACTTCTTGGACCAGATACTCCTTGACGGTTAATGTCCCATCAATTTTTGGTAAAACAGTTGGTACGACTGACGATGGTTCTATAAATTTGAACATATGGGTATCTGGTGGTTCTGACTTCAATAGTCGTACAGGTTCTATTGGTATACAAAATGGTACTTTTGACATTTGGGGTGTGCAGGTTGAGCAGAACTATCAGCCGACCCCGTTTGAGCAACGCCCTATCGGTGTAGAACTAGCCTTATGCCAACGGTACTATGAAAAGTCGTATGAAAATGCCACTGCACCAGGCACATCAACATTTACCAGGCTTGTTACAATGCCTGGTTCTGCTGGCTCTGCAACTACTGGAGAAATAATTGGCAATTATTATTGGGCTGCCGTAAAAAGAGTTGCACCAACTGTGGCTTGGTATGACCATAGTGGAAACTCAAATCGTGTTACTCGCTTGCAGTATGGAGTTGCTAACCACGCCAATAATGTAGCGTCTGCTGGTACTGTGACTGAAGTAATGGCTGTTGTGTCAAGCACAAGTGGCAATACTGGACAATCATTGCAATTCCATTTTGTAGCAGATGTGGAGTTGTAATGGAGTACATCTACAGTATCCATAACTCCTTTATTGGTGGTCAAATTATTTATCGTTCTGATGGTTCGTGGATTCCAATAAACGAAGGAAACAAGGATTATCAAGCCTATTTAGCGTGGGTTGCTGAAGGTAACATCGCAGAAGAATGGAACCCTAATGGGAATCAGTAACACTATCCCGCCATCGAGGTTGATTCAGCCAGGGGTTTGTACATCTAGCACGAGACCTACTTCTCCTTTTGAGGGTCAAATGATTTACGAAACCGACACAGATTTATTAAGAATTTGGAACGGTTCTGCATGGAAAACTTTGGCTGCTGCTGCGCCAGCACAAGGGACAATCCTACAAGTAGTGCATGGTTCTACAGGTTCACAGAACTCGTCTACTTCCGCAACGTATATTGACAGCAACCTAACCGCAACCATTACGCCACAATCGTCATCAAGTTTAATTTTGGTTACATATTCGCAAAACCTTTATACCAATGCTTCGGCAACAGGAGTTGGCTTAAGGCTTGTGCGAACTAGCACAGTTTTACGAACGGATATTGACCTTAGTTACGGGGCTTCTTCAGGCATCCTTGCTCAACAATCATTTATTTATTTGGACAGCCCCGCAACTACAAGTGCCACAACTTACAAAACTCAATTTTGTAGAAGCATTGGTTCTGGCACAGCATTTGTTCAGGCAAACAGCGCAAGCCAACAAGGGAACATTGTTTTATATGAGGTGGCAGCATGATTAACCCTCCATTAGTACAGTTGCTTATAGACAATGGTTTTACTGATGGATGGGCGATGTCTGGCGAAACTCTTGTTTTATGGGAACATGATGTAGACCCACCAGCCCCATTAGTTAAACCATCAAGTACCGAAGAAGGACAATAATGGCTATTAACTCTTTGTCTACAGGTTTTCGACCAGGTGTCTGCACTTCTAGCACACGCCCCACAGCCCCATACGAGGGGCAACAAATCTACGAGACTGATACGGACTTCTTGTATGTATGGAACGGGTCTGCATGGAGACAAATCCCATCCGCTGCAACCGCTGGCACTATCCTTCAAGTAAAACAAACAGTCATTACTGTCAACCCATCTTCAACAAACAGTTCACCTGTTGACATAACAAACATGAACGTGTCAATAACCCCACAATCAACCTCTAGCAAAATCCTAGTTACCGTCAACATGAGTCTTGGTTTTGATACTGGCACAGACGACGTAAACGTTTACTTGCTTCGTGGGAGTACCGCAATATCTATCGGGACAAACGGTACAACCATGTCAAGCGCATATTTGCGTGGCAACATATTTGGCGACCTTGGTACTGTTCCAGTTGCTATCAACTTTATTGACAGCCCGAATACTACTTCTGCAACAACATACAAAATGCAATGGCAAACCCGTGTTGGTAGAATTTATTTGAATCGTCGTGGTGCAGACTCGGCTTTTTCTACAAGTTCTTCTATCACGGTTATGGAGATTTCGGGTTGATTAGTGTCATTACCTGCACCTACAACACCCCACCCGAAGTCCTAGCCCGCACATGGGCATCCCTCAAAGCACAAACCTACACAGACTGGGAATGGGTCATCTACGACGACTCCCCCAACCTAGACACATACAATCAGGTATACGGTTTCTGTTCCGATGAACGGTACAAGATACGGGTGTTCCGACCCCACGTACCATCAGGCGGAAACATCGGCTACGCAAAACACATGGCGTTCTCGCTAGGTTTAGGCGAGATACTCGTTGAGTTAGACCATGATGACGAACTTACTCCCGATGCCCTCGCTGAGATAGACGTAGCGTTCATTGATTACGGTGTCGGGTTCGTGTACTCTAACTGTGCAGAAGTATTCTCTGATGGCTCTAGCGGTAAATACCCTGAAGGCTGGGCGTTCGGCTACGGCACGGAACGCTGGAACGACCAATACAACGTGTGGGAAATGATAGCCCCACCATTAAACCGCACCACCCTCAGCCATATCGTCTCGGTCCCTAACCATGTCCGAGCCTGGCGCAGAGAAACGTACCGCAAACTAGGTGGGCATGATGCCACCCTCCGTGTCGCTGACGACTACGACCTGATAGTCAGGTCAGCTTTATGGACCAAAAGTGTTCACATCGACAAGCTGCTATATCTACAGCACATCGGCCCGCACACCGCGCAACGCCAACAGAACGCTTTGATACAAGAACTTGTCCCCCAAATCCACCGCAAACACCTGGAAGATATTGAGATTATGTTCCCG